TTAGCGCCCGCAGGCATCATCGATGCCGGCGTTCGCTACCCCGTCATCGCCGGCAAGTCCGGTCCTCTGCTCCAGCCTCACCGCCGCCGGCGTGCCTGCGAAGCGGCGAAACCCGTCATAGCCACCGAGGCCTGAGCGTGCGTTCACCTGACCGCATACGATCGTACCGCCTTTGTAATCAACAATAACGACATCCTTGATCCGCATAGTCTCCGCATCCCTGGCCGCCCGACGAAGCCGGTCGGTGACGCCGGTGACGAACGCCGCATCGCCCATGCTCGTGCGATCGGCCGCGCCGGACTGAGCCAGGGTCGCCATCTCAGCTATTGCCGCGCGGCGGTCGGCCGCGTAGTCAGCGATCAGCGCCTGCGACGGCGTCGGCCGAGACGGCGAATAGGTAGGCTGCTGGGCGCAGGCGACGAGGGTCAGGGCGGTGGTGACGAGCAGGATCTGACGGGTCATGGAAGCCTCTCGGGTGCGTGAGTGGTGATCTACCGTACCGCGATTGACCGGCTGGCTGCTACGCCCACGCCCGCAGCACAATCCGAAAGCTGGACTTGCTGATGTCCACCACGCCGCCGCCCGCGCTGATGAAGGTCACGACCGGCCCGGCGGCGGCCTGGATCAGGCGGATGGTGGTAGCGCTGGTCAAGATCGCCGTGCCGCTGCTCTCGCCCGAACCTCTGGCCATATGGCCGCCGGACAGATTGATCACGTCCCCGACGCTATAGCCGTGAGCGGCGGTGACGCAGACGAGCTGCATGGCGACGAGGCGGGGCACCGCGCCCAGGCCGTGACTGTAGCTGTCGTCGCCGCCATTGGTGATGGCTATGTTCGGGCTCGTCCAGCACGCGCCCAGGCGGTCGCCGGCGGTGAGGGCGGCGGCGGTGGCAGCGGGTGTCATCGCGACGGTGGTGGCGGTGCCCGCGATGGCCTGAGCGTTGGTGGCGGCTGGAACGGCGATCGTGCGGTCGGCGGTGAGGTCCCCGCCGCCTGTGGCGAGGCCGGCGGCGGTGATGCTGCGCGATGCGAGAGCGAGGCCGGCGATCACGGCTGAGGTGGGAATGCGGATGTGGTCGCCGGCAGCCGTGAGGACGATCACCTCGTCGCCGGCTGCCGTGGCCGCGCGGGTTCCGAGCGCGGAAAAATCGAGAGAGAGCGACCGGTCGGCGGTGAGGTCGCCGCCACCCGCGAGGCCGGACGAGGTCGCGATCTGGCGGGCGGCCAGGGCCAGTGCATCGGCGCCAGATCGGGGGGTGCCCGCAGCGTCCCTATATATACTGTGTGCGGACGGAAGAACGCTGAACACGCTGTGGACGCCGGCGGGCAGATTGAGCCGGGCAGAGCCGATCGAGGAAGCGAGCACCGTATCGCGGGAGAGCGTCGCCGGCGGGCCGATGTGCACGGTCCCGATGCCGATTTCCCAGGCGAGGGCGCTGGTCAGGATCTGATAGAAGATCTGGGTGCCGTCACCCGCGGCGGTGAGGGGCCGAAGCCCCGTGTCAGGGGCGATCAACACCAGATCGCCCGTGCCCTGGGTAGCGGTAGTCTGAAGGCCGCGATCGACGAGCATCAAAGCATCTCCCTGATTGAATAGCTGCGGTCCGAGAATGACGAATAGGACTTCGTCAGCGGATCGGCGGAGCTGATGCGGCCGATCAGCCCCTCCCGCGCCCAGTCGCCGGCGGGGTTCGGGACGCAGAGGACCGGCCCGCTCTGTCCCACATCGAAATCGCGATCCAGAACACCACCACGCTCCTCATCGTCGAGGATCAGATCAAATTCGAGCCGCCGACGTTGACGGCCGCGGTCGACCCACTCGACGCCAGACCGCTCAGCGGTCGTGATCCGCGACAGGTCCTCGGTCGTGAGCCGCCACCCGAAAGAGGCGCCCCAGGCCGGTCGGCTGCCGGCGCCGATCCACAGGTACCCGAGATCGACATAGCCCAGGGCAGCCCGCGACGGGGCGGAAACCGATAGAGACCAGTAGCGCGCAGCGAGCACTGGCGACGGTAGGACCGGGATAGACAGGCCGAAGCCGATGGCGGGGTGGATACCCGCCTCGGGCGGGTCAGTCTGCCAGATGATGGGTCCGCCGGGCTCCATGCGGCAGGACCAGATCCACGTATCCGTCGCGGCGAGGGTCGCGCCGGCGATCGCCAGGGCGCCGACCGGCCGCTCCTCCCCCAGGTCGAAGTCGAGCATGAAGCTGGTCGCGAGCACCCGCGCTGGCCGGGCGACCGGCTCGGAGAGCAGGTGCGACAGCGGCAGTTCGGAGGCGACCGGCGCCGTGGCGGTCACGCTCGCCGTCGGTGCCCAGTTGCGGTGGTCAAGGATCATGCCGGTGCCCCGGCCCTGACCGGAATAGATCATGAAGGCCCCCATAGCGTCAGAACCCAGCGGCCAGCCGCCCAGTCCTCGGACACGCCGACGAGGACGAGATTTCGGCCGGCGGAAAGCCCATAGCGCGGGTAAGTCACCCGGATCGTCGACCCGATACGAACAGCCCGCCGAACAGTGGGCGCGCCATCCACGACTTCCTCGGCCAGCAACGGCGGCACGGTCACGGACAGCGCCAGTGCCGGCCGGCCGTAGAGTGCGAGCAGATGGTCGGCGAGCGCCTGAGCATCGGCCTGCCCGTCGAAGCACGCTTCGATGACGTCGGCGTCGATCGCCCGGAGGCGGTCGGCGAGAAGGCTGGTATCGACCGACGTCGCCAATCGCCATTCCTCGCTCAGAAACTCGCGCGGCAGGGCTGGTTCTACCGGCGCCTCTGGTAGGTCTGCGGCTCCCTGGACCCTCCAATTGCGCCGCCACCCCACTCGGCGGCGCCACGATGGCTGCGCGATGCTGTCAGGAAGGTCCAGGCGCTCCGGGGTCTCCAATATAATCGTGTGATCAAGGACGTAATCTGGCGTCACCCGCGGAAGTGCGAGCCTGCCCACCTCGACCAGCCCCTGGCCGTCCGACCCCCACCAAGCGCCGGCCGCCCGGGTGATCCGGTCAATCACCTCACCCACGGTTGCGGTCTCGGTCCCCTGATACCAACCAATGACGCCGGGAACAGCGACCGCGAGACCCGCCACCGCCTCCAGGTCGATCCGCGAAAGATCGACGGCGGCGTGGTCGACCAGCAGCCGCAGCAGGATGTCGGCAGTGGTAGCGGCCCAGCCGCCGACCGCGTCGCCGTCGGCGTCGCAGGTCAGAACACCGACGGGTGGATAGGTCCCGAGGCGCAGGTAGCCGCCAGCCAGACAGGTTGCGTAGGTACCCGCCGGAACCGCTGCGGCCTTGAGGGCGCCGAAGCTGGCAAAATCCAGGCCGGACGGCTCGACCGCGAAACCTTTGTCCCTGACAGCGAGAACGCTGCGCATCTGCCGGTGGTGAGCTTGATAGATGCCGATCGGGTCGACGAGGACGGGTTCAATGTTGCGCACCCGGCCGAAGAGTACCGGCAAAGGCTTGCCCGCGAGATCCTCACCACCCTCCGCCTCGCCCGTGCCCGCATAAAGGCGGCTCTGGAGTGGCTTATCCGCCCAAGCTGCCTGCCCCTCGACGGTCAGGGCGAGGGCCTGACGGTCGGCCTCCCAGGCCGCACCAAGGCCGTCGAACAGCAGCGCGGCACCTGAGTGCCGCCACCCCGGCAAATCGCGATGAAGGGCCCGCACGATCACCTGCCGACCGCCGAGGTCGTAGCGCTCGGGCACGTCGTCGAGGGTGCCGTCGGCGTTGGCGAGCTCGACCCGGCCAAGCTCAACCGAGGTCCGATCCGAGGCTTCCGGGGCGATGGGAATGCCTCGCTCGATCGAGAGCGGCGATGTCGCCCGGCCATCCCACCAGCTGTGCGCGGGCAGATCGGCCGGCCCGGTTGTCATCGGCTTGTCCGCGAAGCGCAGAACCGCGAGACCATCGTCCCGCCGCTCATCGGCCGACGGCAGCGTCGCCCAGGCCTGAGCCGCCCAGGGGGCGAGCAGGGTCTGTGCGGGCGCCTCGGCCGTCAAATCCCGGGGCCTAAGCTCGATCGTGACCACCCTGTCGACGGTGGTCCGAGGGTGAGCGGGCGGCACGTAGCCGCGATCGAGTGCGCCGATGGCCGTTGCGACGGCCATCTCGCCGTCCGGATAGTCATCGTCGTAGGCGCCGGAAGCCGAATATGTGGCCGCCGTCGGTTGATAAGCATCCCAGTTCCAGCCGTAGATAAATGCGCCTGCGTCATTGTCGCCGATGACGTGGGCGAGGTAGCCCCGGAAGTCGGCGATCGATCTCTTGGCGCCGGTGTGCTCGTAGGGCGGCTCAAGCCCCCATTCCGGGGGGCCAGCCCGCAGGCCGATCAACAGGGTCGTGGCCGGGAACCAATGCCGATAAGCGGCGAACGCCTCGGCCGGGTCGTAGTCGGTGCCCGCGTCGTAGGTCATGATGTTGATGTGGTCGAGGGCGGCTGAAGCCTCCGCATCGCGGGCCAGCGCCAGAGCGTAGCCTCCATTCCAGCCGCCCCCTGCGGGCGCGGCTCGCTGGAACGGCGGCTCGCCGTAGCACCCGACGTGAACGCCGGCCCACGACAGAATAAAGGGCCTCGGAAACCAGCGTCGGAAGCGCTTGATCACCTCCACCAGCTCGGCGTCGGTATAGCAGCGGCGCACGCCGTCCTCATCGGTCCAGCAGTGGTGCGCGAGGTCATTGACCTGCGACATCAGTTCATAGTCCACGTCCACCCCGTCCAGGCCCAGATCATCGACGAGCTGGCGCAGGGCGGCCATGTGAGCCTCGGTCTGCCCCCCGAAGCCGGCCGGGTCATAGGGCTCAGGCAGCCACGTGTAGCCGGGCCCCAACTGCATCACGACGAGCATGATCTTGGTCCGAGGATGGCTCGCGCGGAACCGGTCAAGGGCCGCCTTGAGGAGAGAGACCGGCCCCGGCCACAGGATGCCGACGGTCGTCTGGATGTCATCGTCCAGTCCGCTGTAAGTGCACTGCGGCAGCGCGGTGTGCAGGTAGACGATGTCGACCTCGGGCGGGATCGCCATCAGCCGCATGGCGTCGAGATCGGCCGGCGCGTCGCTGGCCGGCGCGTCCATCCACGTCTCGTAGTAGACGGCGACGATCTGACCGTCGGGCCGGGGCCGATAGTGCTCGGCGCGAAGGTGGTCAGCCCGCACCGGCGGGAGGGCCAGATCGGCGGTGCCGTCGATGTCGGCCGACGGCCACCCGGCCTCGATCTCCACGACCGCGATCAGCTGGGTCGCATAGGCCACCGATCGATCGATCACCAGCGGCGCGCAGCCACCGCCCTGGCGCGACCAGAGCCAGCCGCCCGCATAGGTGCCCTGAGCCGAGGCTTCGGCCGTCCAACCGGCGGCGGCGAGTTCAGCCGCGCCACCCCACGGGGTGGCCGACATGGCCAGAACCCGGCTCGATCGGTGGGTGTAGGGCACACGAATGCGGGTCGGATTGTCTACGGAGATGGCCGCGAGCCGGATACCGGCAACCCCTGAACAGCCCGACACCGCGACCGCATGCAGAACGACGATGCCGACGAACCGGTCCCAGGCGGCGGCCAGCAGCTCATGCGACCCGGCCGGCGGGTTGGCGAGATAGGCGATGCGGAGCTTTCCAGCCTCGGGCACCGCCGGCGCCGGATCATCCAGATACCGCAAGAGCCGGCCGGCATAGGTGAGCGTCGGGGCCGGGTCCGTGTGCGTGTAGAGCACACCGACGAGCAGCAGGTCGGCACCGGTGGTGTCGATGATGGCGGGCGGTGCTGGCGTCGAGCCGCTACCGGCGCCCGGATTGAAGACGCCACCCGCCTGGGCTTGATCGATCTGACCGGCGTAATAGACCTCGGCCGCCGTGACCAGAACCTCGTCGCGCGGCAACCCATAGGGCTCGACCGTCACAGCCGCGAGCGCCAGGGCGGTGCCCCAGTCTGACTGTGTCACCTCCAGCGCTATTCCGTCGCCCTCGGCCGGGGCGGGGGCGGTGAACCCGAAGATGCGCTCATAGCTGCCGGTGGCCGCGCCCGTCGCGGTCCAGCCGGCCGGCGCGGAGATGTCGGGGGAGCCCGTGTACCAATAGGAAGCCGCCGCGGCGAGAACCAGGCCTCCGGCCGGCGCCTGGACGGCCGGCGTCGCGAGAACGTCGCCACCCGCCACCTCAGCGACCGAAACCGCCAGAGGCGATAGGCGGCCCGAGGTGCCGGCAAGCACCCAGACGACGGGCGAGATGTACCCCATCCAGTAGGGCGTCAAGACCACGAGATCGTGGACGCCGGGCGGCGGCGAGGGAAGGACATAGAGCACCACGGTGCCATAGTCCATCTCGGCCACAAGAGGGGCCGAATGAACCGGGGTGAGGGCCTGCCCCCCGAAGGTGATCGTGGGGATGTGGTCCCAGGTCGTGCCCACCTCGACCGGATCGTAGTAGGCGATCGGCACCAGCGCCACGATCAGGTCCGCGCCGGTGGCGTCAAGGCTGTGGGTGGATGCTCCCGAGAGACCACCCAGCGCGAGCGTTAGGGTCGAGACGACGGTGACGGCCATCAGCCGACGCCTCCGGAGAGCGTGCAGCGGATGACACTCACCACTTCCCCGACCGCGATAGAGGTGGTGGTGAGGATGAGATCCCCGCCGCCGCCAGGGCCCGACACCGACCCGTCGATCCGGAGGGATCCCGACCGATCCGACAGGCGGAACCACGTCGCCTCGCCGGCGCGGATGGCAGTACCGGTCCAATAGCCGGCGATCACGGCCTCGCCCTCCGTCGCCGGACGATAGCTCTGCATGGGCAGCCGCACGATCACGAGTGGGGTGGTCGGAGTGGACGCCGCCGGTGATGCGACCCGTGTGCCCGCGAAGAGTGCCAGTGTGCCCCCGTCGAACAGCGCAGCCGCCGCGTCAAGGATCGCCGCCCGCAGCGGCTCGCCATAGCTGATCATGCCCCTCGTCCCATTTTAGCCACGGCGGTGGCGCGCTCGGTCGCGCGCCGACCCAGCCGTACCTCCCCGGTCTGCCGCTCGATCGCATCGACCGTCGCTCCGCCCGCCGCGGCCGTCGTCTGACGCAGGGCCGCCAGTTCCTGGCGGAGGGCCCGCACCTCGTCGCGCAGCGCCCGAACCTCGGCGGCGGTCGCGCCGCCGTCACCCATCGCAGGCACCCGGCCGGTCGCATTGATCGCGTCGAGCACCGGCAGGGTGGCCGGGGTGACGCTGGTCGCGCGCGTTACGTGCTCGCCGCCGGCCAGCGCGATGGCGCCGCCGCCCGAATAGGCAGCAAGAACACTGTCCTTGTTGTAGATGCCGTTACCGACGACGCCGCCGGCGGCGTACCCGGGCACCACAGCGACGGCTGCGGTAGCGGACGCCACCGACGCGGTGAGCTGCACCGTCAGAGCCTCGATCGCTGCCGTCAGGGCGCTGACGGCGCCTGTGTTGTCGGCGACGGTGTCGTCATAGGCCTGGGTGGCGGGAAGCGCCGAGAGGGACGATCGCACCCACTCGACCAGGGCCGCCTGCTGCACGCCGCTGCCATACATGTCGGCGCCGGCATCGAGCAGGGTCTGAGCGGCGTCTGTGATCCGGCCGAGCGCGTCGCGATCGCCAGCCCGGGCGGCGGACAGGTCGCGCGTAAACTGGTCTTGGGCTGCCTGGAAGCGGCTGGCCGGATTGCCGGCGCCGGCCGCCGAGGTCGCCAGATCGTCCAGATACGACCGGATGGCCTTGCCGCTTTCCGACGCGGCGGCCGCCGTCGCCCGGATCAGATCCGAAAGCTCGGGGAAGCGGCTGGCCAGGTCGTCGATCGCCTGCGATGTGAGATCGGAGCCCTGAACCAGATTGCGCACCCTGAGGGCCAGAAGCTCGCCGACCTGATCCACGCCGGCTTGACCGGCTGCGGTCATGGCGTCCCGGGCCGCCGCCTCGGCCTCCTTGACCAGATCGGCGACCTGATCCACGACGCCCAGACCCTGCGCCTCGCGCAGCTGGCGATCCAGGGCGGCCTTGTAGTCGTTGGCGATCTGGTCCTTACGCGCTTCCAACGCCGCCGCCACCTGGGCGGCTGTCAACCCGAAGTCCGCCGCCGACTTGGCGTAGACCTGGAAGGAGGCCTCAGCTGCAATCATGGCGGCCTGGAAGTCCGTCACCGCCGGCGCCGCCTCTCGGATCCCGAGCAGCTGCTCGACATAGGCCTTGGTCGCCTCGGCGGCGGCATCGGTGTCCTGCCCCAGGCGCGACGCGGTCTCGCGGAAATCGGCGAGGGCGTCGATCTGGGCCTGCGCGCTGTCGCGTGCGCTCTTGGCGGCGTTGTCCGCCAGATCCCACCCGCGGGTCAGCCAATCGAGGCTGTCCTTGTAGTTGGCCGCGAACTGAAGGTCGCTGAACGCCGCCTCAAGATCGCTCCAGTCGATCTTGCCGATGGCCGTCTGGATCTCGGGGGCGATGTCGCCGACCAGCTCTCCCGCCAGATCCTCGGCGATCTTGCCCAGGGCGGTTTTGGCCCCACTCTCGGACAAATCGCCCAGCCGAACCTTGCTTGCGTGAGACGCGCCCCACTGGATACCATCCCGGCCACCCACGTCCAAAAAGCGCTTGACCCCGTCGAGACTGGCGCCGGTGACCTCCGTCAGCGCCTGGGAGACCTTGCCGATGCTGTCGAGCAGCTGATCGCGCGCACCGACGTTACGGCTGTCGCGTGTATAGCCCGCCTTGATGACGTCCTGGGAACCGACGTCGTAGCTGGCCCAGGCCGCGAAATTTGACGGCTCCTTGTTGCCGAACAATCCGCCGACCAGGCCGCCCAAGGCGCTGCCGATCAGCCCGCCGATCGGGCCGCCGATCACCGTGCCGGCTGCGCCGCCAAGGCCGCCGCCGATCATGCCGCCTGTCGAATTGCCGCCCGTGAGCGAGCTGAGGAAGCCGCCGATGCCGACACCCTGAAGCGCGCCGCCGATCACTCCGGACAGGGGGATTGAGGTCCACCCACCGCTCGCCGGCAACTGCGCCGCGCCCGTGAAGCCCGCGCTCTCGGCAGCCGCCAGACCAGAGAGGGCCGAGCCGGACATCGCGGCCGGCGTCCCGAAGCCGAGGGAGTATCCAAAGCTGTCGATCGCGGACGAGACGCCAGAAAAGAGCCCGCCACCGCCGCCGCCGAAGATGTTGCCGATCCCGCCGAAAAGACCACCACCGGAGGTCTGCGCACCGGCGGCCGCGGTCGACGAGATCCCGGTCGGCAGCGGGATCCCGCCGGTCGACGTGGCGAGCCCCAGCTGCGACGCCATATTCGGACCGAGTACCGACGTGGCAACGCCGCTGACGAGAGGCCGGAAGACGAGCAGGGCGGCGATCTGGGCGGCCGAGCGCTTCATGACGCTGACAATCTGGTCGCCAAAGTCTTCGAAACCATCCATGCCGCCGTCGAACACCTGCTCAAAGGTGTTGGCCAGGACGTCCTGGATGTCTTCACCCGCACGGGCGATGGCCGCCGTGAATGCTTGGCTCTGGCTGGTGCGCGCCTCGATCAAGGCATTGGTGCGCAGGGTCTGGTCGTAGAGCTCAAGCTCTTGCGTGGCAGCCTTGGGGAGCTGATTGCCATACTGGCGGATCAGATCCACGCGCTTCGCCTCCAGCGCGACGAGATATTCCCGCCGAGCCGCCGCCTCGGACACGAGAGATAGCTCGTACTGTGCGACCCGCAGAGCGTCCCTCTGGGTGCGCACAGCCGTAGCGGTCGCCTGCCCGACCTCACCGAGCTGGAGGCGGTCGAAGGCGGCCAGTGATAGAAGGTAGAGCTTGTTAGCCTCAGTCCCCGCCACCAATGCGTCGGTGCCGAGTTGCAGGGCGAGGCGCCGCGCATAGTCATCTCGCGTCGCCCGCCTGACGGCGTCGGCGCCCGCCGACACGGCCTCCGCCATCCGCTCCGCCGCCTCGGCCTGCTCCAGCATCTCGGCGGCATCATCGCCCGCCTTCAGGACGGCGGACCGCTGGGCCGCCTGCCGCGCCAGATCGATCTCCGCTGCCGCCTGCCGGCTGGTGAGGGCGATCCCCCGCTCGCGCAGGCTCTGCTCGGCCTCGTAGACCGCCATGGCCTGTTCGCGGGCCGCCGACCCCCGCCCGATCGTCGCAATCTCGACGTCCAGCGCCTTGACCCGATCCTGCGCGGCCCGAAGCGCCCCGGCATCCTCGATCGCCGCCTGAGCGTCCAGGGCGGCCACCGCCCGGGCCCGCTCGGCCGCGGCGGCAGCGCTGGTGAGGTCGACGCCGCGCTCACGCAGGTCGATGTCGACCCGAGCCAGCGCCAGAGCCCGTTCCCGGGCCCGGGCAGTCGCGCCGGCGAGACCGGCCTCTCGCTGGGCCAGCTCCAGCTCTTGAGCAGTCTGTCGGCCGCGGCGGGCCTCCTCCGCGTCGCGCGTGGCGTCGGCCTGGTCCTTGAGGCTCTTGTAGATTTCCTCTTCGCTTCGGCCCACCTGCCCCAGGGCTTCGACCCGCGCCCGCGCCCGCAGATCGGCCTCACGCTCGGCGGCCGCGGAGATCCTGGCGGCCGCGGCGACTTCCTGCGCACCCTGGATCTCGGCTTGGAGCTGCCGGAGCCGCTGATCAGACGCCAGCCCCTGCTCGGCCGTCCGGGCCGCGAGCCCGAGATTGGTGAGGACCTCTTGCGCGTCTTTGCCGGCGACGCCCAGCTCTCGCGCCTGCTGGATCAGATAGTCCAGCTGGGCACGCGCACCCGGCGTCTGGTCCTTGGCGGCCTCCGCCAGCAGGTCGCGGGCTTCCTGCGCCGCCTGGGTCTGACGCAGGGCGTCCGCGCCGCCGCTGCCATAGCTCGCGCGCTGGGCCTGGAGGTCACGGGTCTTGGTGACCAGCTCGGCCATGGGCTTCAGGGCGGTCGCAGTCACGTCGGCGAGCGACTTGATCTCCCGCCGCATCGTGCCCGTCCACCGGGCCGCCCCGCCGACCTCGCCGGTGTAGTCGCCGATGGTCGCCCGTAGGAGGGTTAGTTCCCGGCGTGCGACCTTGACCGCCTCCGCCTGTTCGGCGGCGCGCGAGAACCCCAAGAGGTCGGCCAGCCCCGCGCCGACGCCGCCGGACCCCATATCCGCCCGCGTCCCCGCCGACAGCCGCGCCTGCGCCGCCGCCAGCCGGGCCTCGGCCAGCGCCACTTCGGCCTCGGCCGAAGCCCGGATGTTGTCCCGCTCGACCTGAAGCTGCCCCGCGCGTTTGGACCCGGCCTCATTGAGCGACCGCATGGCCTTGTCGGCGGCCGCAATGCGGTCGGTCCAGGCCTCTGTGGCGCGGTCAGCCTCGGTGGTCCTGGTCGCGAGGTAGCCGACGCCGACGGTCAGCAGGGTGATGGCGATGCCCGCCGGGCCGCCGGCCGCATTGACGAGAGCCATCCCGGCCGCCGCCGCGCGGGCGCGGAGGGCGGTGGTCCCCATGGCGGCCGACAGGGCCACCTGCGCCGCTTCCGCTCGCGCGGTCGCGGCCGCGTGAGCGGTGGTGGCCGCGGCCACGTCGGTGGTGGCGTCACGCAGGCGGTCCATGGCGCCCGTGCGGCCAGCCGCCAGGGCATCCTGGGCCTGCACGAGGCGGGCCTGGGCGCCGGTCAGCGCCTCGCCGGCCGCATCGGCGACCTCGCGGGCGTAGCGCGCGCGCTCGGCCAGCGCCGAAGTGGATTTGAGGTCGACGGCCGTGCCGTCGGCTACGGCCTGCCGCAGTTCGATCATGCGGGCGGCCGCGGTGCCGGCCGCCGCCGCCATCGGACCCAGCCCCCGGCCGATCAGCGTGGCCGCGATGACCCCGCCGGCCCCGCCGGCGACGGCCGCGGCGGTGTCGATGTTGTCGGCGAGGCTCATGATCGTGCCGGCAAAACCGGCAGAGGCTCCGGAGGCCTGATCAGCTTCACCGATCCACTTGAGGGCCGCGTTCGACAACACCTGGAAGGCGCCGCCGATCGTCGGCCGAAGCTTCGCGAACTCCGCCGCCACCGCTGGCGCCTGCTGAACAATGGCGTCGAAAACCGCCTTGCTGGTGAGCTTGCCCTGCTCGGCCAGGCCGCGCAGTTCGCCGACGCCGACACCGATCCCGTCGGCGATTGCCAAGGCGAGCCGAGGGGCCTGCTCCAGGACGCTGTTTAGTTCCTCGCCCCGAAGCGTCCCCGACGCGAGGCCCTGCCCGAGCTGCACCAGAGCCGCTTCGTAAGACGCAGCCCCCGCGCCCGACACCTGGAAAGCCTGACCGATCGCCGTGGTGGCGAGCAGCATCTCGGTATAGGAGGCGCCGAGCGTCTGCGCCTGCCGCGCGAGCGTCGAATAGAGGCTAGCCGTCCCTTCGAAGGTGGCCCGGGTGCTCTGGGCGATCCGGAAGAGATCCCCCTGCGCCGCCGCCAGCGCCGCCGACCCCTGCGTCACCAGGGACAACCTCCCGGCCACATTGGTCCACGTGTCGGCATAGGCGACCACCTGCCGCGCCGCGACGGTCAGCCCCGCCACCGACGCCAGCCCCAGCAGTTGCCCGCGCAGGCCTGCGAGCACGGCGGTGGTCGCGCCAGACACCGCCCCCAGGCCCTGAGCCTGCCGCGCCTGATCAGCCAGCGCCCTGGACGCGCCCGCGGAACTGCGAGACACGTTGTCGTTGGCCGCCGCCGCCCGGGCCGCGGTCGCCGCCGCCGTCACCCGCCCCTGGGCCGCCTGTCGCAGGGCCGCCGTAGCGTCGCGCTCGGCCGCGGCCGCCCGATCGAGGGCGGCAGTGTTGGTTTCCAGCGCGGCCGCCGCCCGAGCGGCGGCGCCGGCGGCGGCCATCCGCGCCTGCGCACCCTGGACGATCACCGCCGTCGTCGTCTGATGCGCCCGGGCCTCGGCCGCGGCCGTCGCGATGGCGCCCTGCGTCTCGGCCGCCAGCGCTCGCGCCGCCCGCGTGACGCTGTAGATCGCGTCGCTGACGTCGATGTAGGAGAGCGCGGCCGCATCGGCCGCCGCCATCGCCCGCGCGAAGGCGGCGGCGTTGGTGTCGAGCGCCGCCGAAGCACCCCCGAGAGCGGCGGTCATGGTGCGCTGCTGGCGCGACATCGACTGCCCGCCGCCCGCTTCACCACCGGTGCTGCCGGCGGCGGACCCGCCGGAGCGATTGACCGCGCGCGCCGCCCCCGCGGCCGCCCGCATCTGGGCAGTCAGGTCAGCGTAGCCGGCCGCGGCCAGGGCCGCCGACTGGGCGCTGGCCGCCATCTGCGCCGCCTGATCGGCCAGCGCTGCCGTGGTGCCGGCGACGGCGGCCGCAAGGGCCCGCTGCTGGCGCGCGTCGGTCGCCCGATCAGCGCCGCCTCGCGCCGCTGCGGACCGGGCCGCGGCCGTGGCCGACTGCTGTTCAGCCGCCGCGAGATCCAGTTGGGACCGGGCGGCCGCCTTGGCCGCGGCGGCTGCGGCGCGCACCGCCTGCGTCGCCGCCTCGGTCTGCGCCCCCTGACGACCGATCTGCTGCCCCGTGGCGGCCGACGCCTGCCCCAGCTCGACGATATCCTGGCGCAGTTCACCGGCCGCGATTGATGCGCGGCCGGTGTCCAGATCGACTGTGAGCTTTGTACGCAGATCAGCCACGGGCGCGGGCCTCTTCCTCACGACGTCGGCGAGCAATGTCGAGGGCGACCGCCTCGCATGCCGCGATATCGTCCAGCAGATCGGGTGTCAGGGGGGTGCCGATCACGTCGGCGACGCGGGCGACGGCGGTGTAGTCGAGCCCGGTGATGACCCCGGCCTCCCCGGCGCGGCGCCATTGCGTCTGAACGCGGCTCCACAGCGTCCAGGCCGGTACGTTGACCGCCCACAGCGTCACCTGCCGCTGAGGCGCCCGCAGCCCCGCGAGCAGCACGGCGGGGTCGCCTCCCATCGCCTCCAGGTCTTGGGCGAGGTCGCGCAGATCCTCGGCAGATGGGCCCGCCCGGCCCTCCGCGACCGCCCGGACCGCCTCTGTCAGTTTTTTCGGCGGGCGCCCGCGATACCGTCGAAAAATGCCTTGGCGACGGCGGCGCGGATCGTTACCACCGACAGCAGATAATCCCGAGCCCCTTCAGAGAATTCGATGGTCTGCTTGTTTTTCTTGTCCTGGACGTCCTGCCACCCGATCCAGACCCGCCGGAGCAGAGCCTTATCTCCGGGCGCACTCCACGGCGCAGCGGGGTCCGGCTGGCCGTACTGCTGGGTGAGCGCGTCGAGGTCGACATCTTCGGGCAGCTCGAAGGTGGCGCGGAAACGCTGGACGGTGTCCAGGTGGACTTCCACAGTCTCGGTGAAGGTCGGGCGGGCGTTGAGATCGACGTTGAGCATGATGATCTCCATACGGCTCAGGGGGCGGTCAGGGGGCGGTCGGCGCCCTGTAGCTCAGAGTGATCGCAGGTGAGGTCGGCGTGCGCGACAATGTCATCGGGATCTGGATCCCGGACGCGCCGGCGATATCCGTGAGGGTGATCTTGCCGATGCGCGCTGCGGGGCACCGGATCGCGATCGCGATCTCGGGAGATGCGACGTGTTCGAGGCGCAGCTCGATGGGGCTCGCGTCGATCGACGCGAAAAAATTTCGCGCCGTGAGGTCCATCTCCGCGGTCACGGTCGCCGTCGGCGCCACGTCGATCAGCCGCACCTCGCGCTGGCCGGTGGTCTCGACATACTGGACCGATCCGCCCAGGTCGACCTCGATCGACGACGCAGCGAGGACGACCCCATCCAGAGACACCGTGGTGGTGGCGGCGGACGTCGGGGTCGGATCGACATAACCCGGCGCCGCGGGGTAGGTCACCATCGTGCCTGCCTCGGGCGGCGCGTACAAGCCGACCAGCGACACCGAGAGGTACGGTATCGCGGGCACGTCCGCCCGGATCCGGATGGAGCCCCGGCAGCCGACGATAGTCTGAAGCATCCCGTCGATCCGCGCCGCTACGGTGACAGACTCCAGGCCGGACTCAATCGTGCTGTACCACACACCGACGTCCGCAGCCGGCGGCGGCGAGACAGTCTCCGCCAGCCCGCACGCGCGCAGGAGGCGCGCATATGGCGGCGGCTCAGCGAGCGCGGCGGCCGCCGCCAGCGGCACGTCAAATGAGATCTGGACGTGCCGGCCAACGAGGTGACGCGCCGTATAGGACGACCGGCCCAGATCGATACGACGCTCGATATCCTGGCCCTCAATGGGGGTCAGCGCGATATTCTCGACCAACAACAGATCTGCGGCAAAGCTCGGAGCCGCGCTTGACCCATAGGCGGTCTCGGTCTTGATGGACACGGCCTTGTAGCGCGATCTGTACCACGTGCCCATCGTCAAGCCTCCTTCTTGGTCTTCGGCGCCGGCGCCGGCGCCGGCGGCACAGGCACCGATGCCGACGCCGACGCCGACGCCGACGGAATGGGATCACCCGGCTGGCGCCGGGTCAGCGCGCCGGTCACCGGGTCGCGCAGATAGCTGCCCCCCGAGGTCGGCCAGGGGCCTTCGTCCGCATTCTTGGCGGGCATCTAACACCTCATGCATACAGTTGTCGGCTGGTCAGCCACATACTGACGAGCCAGTAAGTCCCAACACCAGCCAGCTGGCTGGCCCTGGTCCCCCCGTAGTCGATCGGGAGGAGGTCGGCGGGGTCTGGCGTCCACCCGGCCAGCGCCCCCTTCAGGGCGGCCGAGATCGTCTCGGCCTCGGCGAGGTAGGCCTCGCCCGTGCCGTCCTCGTAGGTGCGGATGCAGACCGCGGTAAGGACCGAGATCGCGATCGGCTGCCGATGCCCGCCCGATGTCTGGGATGGCCGCGGGTCCTCGGCCCAGGGGATCACGTAGCAGGCGCCGCTCTCCGGAGCGGTTCCCTCGCGCACCGCCTCCAGCTCCGCCGCGCCTGCCACCGACACCAGCGGCGGCATGGCCGCCGCCCGCAACCGATCGCGGATGGCACGGGCGGCCGCGATCACAGCCAGCCGTCCAGGGCCCGGCCCGTGAACACCGGCTCGTCCGACGCTGCGTGAACCCCACCCGCCGCATCGGCCACCGGCGCCGCCACCCCGTCGACCCCGGCCAGGACCAGGCGCCCGGCCGATGCGTCGACCAGCTGCTTGAGCGCGTCGCGGTAGTCGGTGGCGACGTGCTCGGGCGGGCCATTGCGATGCAGGCGATAGCGCGCGATCGAAACCGCCCAGCCGCGCACCATCGCCGGCGGCGGATCCGACAGAGGGGTCACGTACCGGCCCCGCAGGTAGCCGTCGATGACCTCGGCGGCATCCGCGATGGCGGCGGCGATCACCTCGGGATCCGGGGTGCCGTCGCGGTCGCGGTCGGCGATCTGCCGGATTTCCGCTTCGCCGGCGCGGGCGATCAGGTCGTCCAAGCTGGCGTACATCAGCCCGCCTCTGCCGGTTTTGCCGGCTTCTTCGTCGGCGGCGGGGGCGACGGGCTGACGGTGGATCCACCGCCATCCTCGCCCGTCGGCGTGGGCGCGGCGATCGCGAGCCCCGCCAGCCCCTCGGCGATCAGCGAGGCGGCCAGATTGTCCGGCACGTCGACGGTCTCGCCGATGCCATAGCGGTGGCCGTCGTGACGCAGGCAAGTCTTCGTGAGGGTGATCGCGACCATCACAGGACCTCCCGGATCAGGTACCCCAGATCGGGCGCGACCACGCGTTCCTCGACCTCTTCGCCGACGCGCACGCGGGTGCCGCCGTACATGCCGATCTTGTCGTCCAGCTTCGACCCGGCGAAGCGCGCACTGTTGCTGCCGGGAGCTTTCGTCTGAGCGGTCCAGCCCCAGGTCACGATGCGCTTGCTGCCGATGTTCGCGGCCTGATAGGTCAGCGAGGCGTGCCCGCCCCAGACGCGCACCCGCTGCGGGGGCTGTCCGGGGCGGTTGGCATTCACCCAGGCCTGTCCCACCTCGATCCGATCGACCTCGATCAGCTCGGCGGCTTCACGCCTCGTCACCCGCCCCTTGTCGCCGCTCGATCGATTGATGGCGGACACAAGGGCCGGATGCCGCCGCAGCACGGACCACTCCCGAGCGCCGAGCGTCATCACGTTCGGCCGCAGAGGCGGCGCGTCGAGTGCGTCGGCAATCTGCCCGAGCGGATCCGACGTCGGGTCGGACCACTTATCGGACCCGGTCAGCGTCTCCACCTGCGACGCAGCGTAGGACGATGCCGACTGCACGATCGACGCCACCCGAACCTCACGGTCGAGCAGGATCAGCTCGGTCAGCCCCGTGACCGCGAAATCCACCGGGTCATAGCCGTCGGGCGCATCTCGGCTGTCCGTCAGCGGCACCGGATCGTCGAGGCCATACCGCTTCGTCTGGCTCGTCAGCTCCTGCGCCTTGAATTCCACTTCGTTGGGCGCCGACTTGCGCCCGACGGCGGTATCGGGGACCGTGATGAGCTGGTCGAAGCCGAACAGGTGGTAGAGGTAGACGCTCTTGTCGTGCGGCGGCAGGCGCGGCATGACATTGTCGGCGATGTAGGCGCCGTTGGAATAGGCGAGCGAAATGCCCGTCAGCACAGGCGAAATCGGGAACGGCTCTCCGGCCACTGATCTGCTCCTTGCCTCAGAAGGTCACGCGCCCGGGCATCACCATGCCGGGCACGATGTCGCCGGGCGACGCGGTGACGGTCGGGTAGCCGACGGTCCAGTACGAGGTGTCGGCCGTGGAAGGCGTCTGCCCCAGGGCGCCGCCGGCCAGGGCGCGCAGCGGCATGCCGGCGGCCGAGGTGGTGCCCGCGCCGCCCGGCCCGTCGCCGATCACCATGTCGGTGATGCCGCTGAGCACCACGTCAACGACCGCCCCAGCGGTGACGCCGCCGGGGCAGTCGGTGACACCGATCCCGCGGTCGCCGGCGCCCGCGATGGTGACGGTGCCGTCGGTGGCCCCGTACTTGACGGCCCGGCCGTGCGTCAGATTGACGGCGGCGACGTGGGCCTTGATGACCTTGTTCGACATCAGACACCCCCACGGCGACGCAGCTGCGCCACGGCATCGGCGTGCGACAGGATGCGGCCGCGCGCCCGTTCGGTGGCGATCAGGTCTTCGATCATGGCCGCCACGGCAACCGGGTCGCTCGCCTCCGCGAAGCTCGGGCCATCGGCGTCGGGGGCCGCGATCTCGCCGGTGTGAACCGGCAGGGGCAGCGACGCGATCAGATCACGCAGCGCCTGCCGGGCGGTCGTCTTGATGGTCGATTCGCCCTCGCTGAACTCCACGGACCCGTCCGAGCCCGCCAGCTCAGCGAAAACGGCCTCGGCGCGCGCCTGAAGGCTCTTGGGCAGCCGCCCCGCCTCGACGGCCTGGGCGACGGCCATCCGGTCGTCGGCGATCCGCTGCCGCCGCAGCGCCTCGGCCGCGTCGCGCTCGCGCTGGATCTGCGCCGCCTCGCGGGCGGCGATTTCCTGCTCCCGGCGCACGAGGTCCGCTTCGCGGTCGCCCGCCGGGGCCGGGGTGGGCGTGGTGGTGGTGGTGGTCATGCGTTCCTCTTGCGATTCCGCGGTCGTGATCGGCGCCTCGGCGAATGCCGGCCCGGGCGCCTGGTCCTCGGCCGGCAGGGGGTGATAGCCCGCGGCATCGCGAGCCTCTTGATCCGCGGCCGCCAGTTCGGCGGCCGAGATGATCCGATCTGCCGCCTCCGCGCCCTGCGTCTCCGTCAGCCAGTCCCTGACCCGCCGCAGCGCGCGGGTCACGATCTCCAGCCCGCGGCCGGTGGCGCGGATGGGTGCCGCGCCTTCGGACAGCTCGATGTCGATGCAGTCTGCCGCGTCGCCGAACTCGATCGGGCGCAGGCCTTTGACCGCCGGGGGCGTCGCGCCCAGGAAACCCACGTGGCGGAGGTGCCAGCGCCCGGGCGTCGGATTGCTCGGGGCATCCGGCGGGTACAGCCGCACGGAGACCTTTGCGTAGCGCTCAGCGCGGACGAGGTCCGCGAAGGTGGGATCCACCGCCTCCGGCACCGCGACCAGCCGGCCACCCTCCACACGGACCGCCGCAATCCAGCCCCAGGCGGGATCGTCGGTTCGCGGATGGCCGATCACGATCGGCGCGCGGTGGAGCTTGGGGTCATACGAGCTGGCGATCTCATCCAGCTCCCGTGGCCCAAAGGTCAGGGGAGGCCCCCCGGACGCGGGGTGATGGGATCCCAGGCTCAACACTTCGATCGGTTTCATGAGGCCGATTTTGACGGCTCTGCACCGCTCGGGTCAGGCTGACAGATGTCATACCGGCCGCGCCGTCGGCAGGCGCCGCCTGGATGGCCCTTAGAGCGCGATCTGCCCCGCTTGGCTACTACCCCGGCCGAGACCGTCGACCATGCGCCTATCCGCCCGCCGGAGCGGCGCGGTGGACTCACCTCAGGCGGTGCGGCCGGTCAGCAGCCCGTCGACGTAATCCGTCGCGAGGTCCAGCATGTCCTCGCCGTCGGCCGGCGAGATCCCGAGGTAGGGTCGGGCGGGGATGGTCACGGACTGCACCCGCACCAGCTCCGCCCCGAGCTGGAACACCAATGCCGCCGCCGTCTTGGGGCGGATCACGCCGCCCAGCTGGTGGATGGCGCCGTAGATCCGTGACGTGCCGACCTCAATTGCCATGTCGCCGGCCATCTGCCAGACGATCGTGGATATCAGGCCGCCGGACATGCCGGCTTCGCGGAGCATGCCGCCGCCGCGTTTCGTTGCAGCGTACAGCGGGTTCAGGGCCGGCCAGTCGCTGCCGTCCGGGCCCTGCTCGGCGAACATCCGATCGCGGGTAGACTGGACCAGCAGCTCGCCGATATTGACGAGCAGCGCCCGCGGCCGCTGGAGCCCCACGGTCAAGGACCGCAGGGCGCCGGAGATCTGGTCAATTACGGTGAGCCGGGCGCCGGACACAGGTGTTCCTCTTGCGGTTTTTGAGTGGCGTGACTACCTTTGCCTTAAGGGCTGCGTGGCAGTGGGGCCGATCACCATCTGCAATGTCATGCGGTTCGGGCGGGGTCCGCGGCGGGCTCCGCCCGTTTCATTCCGGGCGCCGGTAGAGCAATGCTCCCGCGCGATGTTTCGAGAGGTAGTTCGGACGCACATTGAACGCCGTGACGCCATGCCACGCGTCGCCCGTCCACTGGAACCTCGTGAACATCTCCTTGCCCCCCGAAAGCCCCGTCCGCCGCAGATAGGAGCGGCGCAGTGCCGGCTTCCCGCTGGCAAGCATCGCCCAGTCGACCCACACTTCGTCCGGGTCGCGGATCGCATCGGCGAGCAAGAGCAGGTATCGCCCGCGATCGAACTTGTCTGCCTTGCTGCCGACGACCTCACCTCCAGCCGCCCGAACCTGGAACAGTTCTTCGCTGATGAGGATGATCCCGCCTGAGCGATCGCGGAACTCGCGAGGTCGACCCGGCGTTGCCCCGAACTCCGCAAGGAACTGGTCCACATACTCCTGCGGATCCAGACCGTCGGGCAGGATCCGCGCCGGATCCACCGGCCGCACGGGGGGCAGCGGCGGCAGGTCGGGCGGCAGCGGCGAAGGCTCGCCATAGGGCGGCAGCGGCTCCTGAAGCTCCGCCGGAACCACGCCTTCCATGGAAGCTATTCCGACGTTGTAGTCCCACCCCGGGTCGATCCCCTTCGGGATCTGCCGGCTTTCGCCGGTCCTCGGATCCGTCCAGGTGTAGGTGCCGTCATCCGGCGCGCCGATCTCGGCCACGCCGGCCCTCAACAACCGCTGCAACTGCCGCTCGGTGATCGCTTCGACCCAGCAGGTGCAGCCCCACCCGTTGGCCGGGTAATGCGACATGATCCACGGGTCGTCGCGCGACACGATCCGCCCGTCCCAGCTCAAGTGCAGCGGCCGCGGCACCCGGCTGTCACCGTGGCGATACCGCAGGTGCGGGCGCATGCGCACGATGTCGGGGTCCATGAGCTGCTGCCAGCGGCCGGCCTGATAGGCCTGCCGGATATTCACCCCGTAGATCAGCCGGGTCCGCCAGTCGCGCGGCCCCTTGTAGGCCCAGCCGTGGCGTTCGACTAGCGCGTCAAAGTCCGCCTGGAACTCCGCAAAGCTCGTGCCCTGCTCGATCGCTTTGGTGACTGCCGTCCGGAGGTCGGCGAGTAGATCGTCGCGCGCGGCGCCTGCGGCGGTGAAAGCCCTCGCGTGGGCCGCCCCGTACAGGTCCGTCCAGGCGGCGGTCGGCAGCGATACCTTGCGTCGGTGGAACTCGATGGCCTCCCGGAACGGGACGCTCACGGCCTCAACTGTCGCCATCGTCCGCCCCCTCGGCCAGCACCGCCGACCTCCCGATCAGGTCGGCCGTCGCCATCGCCTCGGTCATGATTTCGCCGAGGGCGGTCACGTCCAGGCCTGGCAGGGCTTCCAGCAGCCGAACAGCGAGATCGTCGTAAGACGTGGCAGCCATCACCACCTCGCGCACACGCTCGATCAGCTGCCGGCGCGCATCGGCCGTGGCGTCGATCAGGCGGGCGGTCAGCACCTCGGGCACGCGCTGGGTGGCGATGGCGGCTGCGGTGGCTGCGGCCTCGGCGAACGCCGGATCGGGAGGAGCGGCTTCGGCTGGCGGGGGCGCCTGGGTGTCGACGCGGTCGCCGCCATAGGTTTCGGCGATGTATTTCGCCGTCGGGCGGAACCCCATCTGGGCCAGCCGTTCATCCCTCTGAGACAGCTGATTGAGATCTTCAGGCTCGCTGAAATCGCGCCAGACCTGAGGATACCCCGCCTTGATCGGCAGGGCGTTGGCATCGACGATCCACCGCACCATCGTCTCGTTAAACGTCTGGCAGATGAGATCGGCGTCGGCTTTGGCCAGCAGCGTCCGGATCTCGTTGTGAACATCACCCAGAGCCCGCGCCCCGTGATCCCCTGCCGACGTGGTCAGCGTCTCGCCGAGGATGGCGATCGTGATCATCTCGTCGAGGTATCGCAGCAGCGGCTCGTAGTCACCCGCCTCCGCCTTGTGAAGCGCGACCTCGACCGACCGTGGCAGCACCATCGCACCGCCGCGGACCAGACCCATCAGCTTCCGCAGCAGCTGATCCTGGGTCTTTTCTTCCATGTTGCCGTCGTAGGTCGCGACCTTCATGGGGTCCGCGTATCTCTCCACGGCCTGCACCCAGGCCGCCAGAGTGACGCGCTTCATCCAGGCCGGCCAATAGAGGCTTTGGCCGATTCCCGATCCGTAGGGATCATCGTCATGGCCATGGATCTGGTGGCGATGGACGATGATCTTGCGGTCAGGCACGGCGATGCCCGTGAGCGTATTGCCTCGGGTGAGCAGGCGGGGTGATCCGTCCACTGCAAATCGCCAGCGCCGCTGATTGCGCACCTTGATCCGGTCGACGACAAACATGCTGTCGCGCCGGGCCCACATAGCCTCTCCGATCGCGTGCCCTTTCACGACCGCGCCGGCGATCAGACCCTTCGTCGCTTGGTCGTGGTTCATGGCACGGATCTGCGCCTCCACGGCCAGCGCGGTCGACCGGTCGGCCCGCGCGTCGCTCGCCCGATCCACGCGCCACTCTCGGCTCGTCACTCCCAGTGTCCGCTTTTCGAGGAGTGCCATGATCAGCGGGTCAATGAGCAGCTCATCGTAGAGTGCCACCCCTTGAGCGCCGCCGCGCCGGGCCAAGGTCGGATCCTGCGGCGCCAACACGCCCGTGTACATCTGCACCCAGGGGTCAGTCTCCGGAGCCGCGATCTCGGCGGTAGTAATCTTGGAAGCCATCACATCCTCCGGTAGTCATCAAGGCTGCCGCCGAGGCTGCCGCGGTAGTCGTCGAGGGGGGCGTCGCGGTCGGGATCGGTGCGGGCGGCGGCAAGGTCTTCGACGGAACGGCCCGCGTCCGTGGGGCCGCCATCCTGTGCGCGGGCATAGACCGCCAGGGCGCAGGCAATCACGGTGTCGCCGTGCCGCGGCAGGCCGTCCTTGCCTTTCGTCCGGCGGCCGCCGACCTGCGGCACGCCCCGGACCAGTTCGATCGCCCGGAAATCGGCCTCCACATCGGGGTCGGCCGGCACCGGCAGTGCCTCGCGCTCAAGTGCCGCCTTACAGAGAGGCATCGTCTGGCGATACCACTCGGTCGAGATCTTCACCTCGGAGACGCGCGGCCGCCCGAACTCCAGCGTCATCGCCTCGGCCAGCGCCGCGCCGTTGCCGGTGGCGTCCAGCGCCATGTGGTGCAGCCGCGGCAGACGGCGACCGAGCCACGCCAGGATCCTCTCCTGCCCCCTAAACGGCACGTTGCGCAGCTCGATCACGGCCGGCGTCAGCCACCGATTGCCGCCTTCCACCAACAACCAGATGCACGTCGCGTCGATCGTGCGGCCGAAGTCGAGCCCCACTACCGAGCGCCTGGCCGTCGGCGGCAGCGCCGCCATCAGCGGTTCCAGCTGGTCCAGGATCCAGTCGTCGATGATGGCGTTGAGGTGTTCCTCTCGCCTCTCGGCCGACAGGATGTCGTCGGGCGCCGTCCAGCGGATCACGGGGACATCGGCATCGCGGCAGTCGGCGATCAGGGCCGCCCTGAAGTAGGCGCCGCCGCCGGCGCGCGGGATGACGTGCAGCTCCTCGTCTGCTGCATCGCCATAGAGCCCGAGCACAGACGCGATCCACTCCTCCTTCGGCGGCGTGGATGGCCGGGTGAGCTTGATGCGCTCCCAGAGCCCAGCCTGCAACGCGTCCTCGAACGTGATCCGCAGCACTGCCGCCCCCGGCCGGCGGCCCTCGCGGATCTCGGTGACGAGCTGGTTGAACTCGTTGTCGGCGCCGTCATGGGTCGAGATCACGATCACGCGGCCACCCCACATCGTCAGGGCCAGCGCGGACTTAAGGACCTCGGTGAGGTTACCCATGAAGGCCGCTTCGTCGAGGATCACCAGACCCTGGCGGCCACGCAGCGCACGCGGGACACTGGATAGCGCGACGACCTCATAGCCTGAGGCGTACCGGATCCGGAATGCCTGGATGCTGCGGGTCTCTTCCCCGTCCTTCTGGTCGTAATATACGAATTCTTCAACCTCGGCTTGCGCGCCCACCAGGGCATAAGCCGTCGACCACATCGCGACCGTGTCGATGAATTCGCGCGCCATGTCACGGTCGAAGCCCATGTAAAGGGTATCCATGCCGCCCGCGGCCCGCTGCGACGCGGATATCAGGGCGGCACGAGCCGCGATGCCCCAGGTCAGACCGATACGACGGCTCTTCTCGATCACGAGCAGCGCGCAGGTATCGGCCTGCTGGAACGCTGCTACCTGATAGTCCAGCAGCACGCCCTTAAGCGGCATCCCGACCAATTCTGGCGGGAGGGATTGGGCCAGCGCCGGCGTCATATCACGTCACGCCCAGGATTTGCTCGCGGATGAAGGCCGCGGTATCCGGCGTGAGGCCCCGAGCCTTGGCGGCAGCGCCGGCACGATCCGCAGCCTCGCGCCGCGCCTTGTCGGCCGCCCGCTTCTCCGCCTGGAGCACGCGATCCGCATCCACCTTCCGGGCTGACGCCGCATTCTTGATCGCGGAACTAAGCATCATCAGCTCTTTGGGGTCCAACGCCGCCCCGTCTCCCGCCCCCGCCAGCGAGACTTTGAGGATCAGCCCCTGGAGAAGCTCGATCGAGGCGCGGTTCATCACGTCATCGTCCGCGTCATCGCCCAACCGGTCGACCACCGCCTCCGCCACGCTCCGCGCCTGCATCGTCTGCGCCCGCAGCTCGTCGAGCCGCTTGATGTAGACGCCCAGCCCACTGCGGCTGACGTCGGTCACGCCCAGGCCGTCGAGGTGAGAGCGGATCTCGTCGATCGTGTGCCCGCGTTGCCGGAGCCCCCGGATCGCGTCCAGGATTTCGGGCGGCAGCCGGTCCACCTTGCTTGGCCTGGCCATCGGATCAGTCGCCGATCAGCGGATAGGCCACGCCCGGCACGGCCGGCACCTGCCGACGCAGATAGAGGCGGCCGCGGGGGGTGATTTCCGCCCCCATGACCATTCCCCGGTACCAGTCGGTGCGAACCAGCCCGGCATCGCGCAGGTGATCGAGATCGGCGCGCACGGTGTCGGGCGCCGATGCGAGGCCCCGGTACTGGAGGGCCCACAAGTTGGTTCCGATGACGCTTTCGTTCGCGGCGCCATCCTGGTCGATCAGGATGCGCAGGATCGCGAGCCGCCGCCCTGCGGCAGGGTCCATCCGGTCCGTCAGGTCACGCTCGGTCACTTCTCGGGCCTCCTGGTGAGGTATTCTTCCATGCGCTCCAGCGCGCGCCCCTGGCGCTTCTGCTCGTCGCTGAGCCCCCCGATGCCGCCCTCCAGGCGGGCCAGGGTCTCGCGCAGGGCTGCGACGTCATCGGCGGTGGGCAGGTGCCGAATGTCCGCTTCCAGGCGCTGGGTCCGCTCGGTGAGATCAGCAATATCGTCGGCCGCCGGCATGTGCCGGACGTCGCCTTCGATGCGCTGTAGTCTCGCGGCCAGATCGGCGACGCCGGCCTGAACCGGCGCAAGTGTCTCGCGGAGGTCGTCCTGCGACACGAGCCCGCGGCGGACCACCCACGACAGAACGGGCACCACGAGCGTGCCCGTCGCCATGACGACGATGCCGAGGGCCGGCACGATGTCCTTCAGCCAGTCCGGCATGCCGCCTCCCTCTCCTCACCACGAGCACAGTCGATGCAGGTCCGCGCCCAGGGCAGCGCCGCGCGCCGATCTTCGGGGATCACATCCCCGCAGACCCGGCAGGTCGGCCGCCCCACAGGCCGCGGGCGGCGGAGGTGACGGGCGATCGCGTCGGCCGCCGCCTGCGCCGCCCGGTCGGCTGCGATGTCGGCGTCGTCAGCCATTGGCGGACCTCCCGGGGAGCCGGGCGGTGACGTAATCCCACAGATCCGCCGCACCGTCCGCGCCCGCGAGGTCAAACCGCGAGAGGGCGTCAGGCACGCGCCGACGCAGGTAGTTGACGGCCACTTCGACGGCCTGGGTCTTGGCCTCGGGCGTTCTGATCGCACCACCCAGCTGGTGGATCGCGTAATCGATCGCGTTCAGGGTGGCGTCTTCAAGGTACGCGCGGACGCGCGCGTCCTGCTCCAGCCCCAGCCAGACGACTGCACGGTGGATCAGCCGCACCGCATAGCCGCCGGCGATCACGCCGATCGCGCCGAGCACGTTCTCGATCACCGGGCCGATCGCAGCGGCCGCGACACTGGCGGTGGTGTCGGCGGCATGGGCGGCATGGGCGGCAGAGATGAACAGGATGGTCGCGGTGACGGCGACCCAGGCAGCGATGCGCTTGCGCATGCTCACGCCTCCTCGTCATAGGCGCGGATCAGCCACCCGCGGATGTAGCGCTGGTCGCGCGGGTCGCGGACCACTTCCTCGCGATAGAGGGCGGCGATCTCGCTTCGATAGGCGGGGATGATGGCGGCGCCGATCTCGGCGATCGCGGCGCGCGATCGGGGGCCGAGGATGCCGTCTTCGGTCAGCCTGCGGCCGTGCGCGCGGCAGGCGCGCTGGAGGGCCGTGTGGGCGCGCATGGGACCGAGATTGACGGCCGCATCGAGCGCCTTCGCGCCGACGCCATAGGGCAGCGCCCCATATTCGTAGCGGTCCCACCACAGCACCCGGTAGACCACGGCGGCCTCGTCCCAGGTGAGGCCGCGGATCCAGTCCGGCGTGATCGTGCCCGGCACAGCGAGGCCGGCGGCGGCGAGCTGGCGGCGATCGGCGGCGGACCAGCGCTTCGCGAAGTTGATGGCGATGCCGTGGTGGGTGATGCCGCCCGGATCCTTGGGATCATCGACGAGACCACCCTCGCGGCTACGAAGACGCCCGACGGCCGCGGTGAAGCGGGCGTCGGGCGAGGTGTCGGGCTGGGGATCGCCCGTCGGGAGGATCGTGACCATGGCCGCGATTTTCGCGCGGCCGCGGGCAGCGGATCAGGGGGACAGATGTTCACATCCGCCCCTGAGATCGAGATCCATCTGCCGCCCATCCTGCCGCCGCAGCCGCCGGCGATGCGCCCGCCCGCAGGTCGGGCAGACGGGCGCGGGCTCCACGTCGTCCGGCCCGCCATTGCCGCGGGCGACGCCGGCGGTCAGGCGGGCGGCGTGGGTCTCGGTGATGCCCAGCTCGCGGGCAATGCGGGCGTGAGTCCACCCATCTGCCCTCAGTCTCCGCGCCCGGGTGGCCCGGATCAGCGGGGCCGCTGACGGCACGGGGTGTGTGTCCCCACCCAGCTCGGATCGGCAAACCAGCCGCGCCGCCTGAACCCCGAGCACCCGCGCCAGCTCGTGCCCCGGCCGCACGTCGCGGGGCACGTAGAGCCGGGTGCCGCCGTGCGCCTCGGCCAGCCGCAGGGCAGCGTCGACGCCGGCGATGCGGGCGACGATTGACAAGATGCCGGGCAAGGTTTCGGGCTTCGGGGTCCAGGTCATGGCGTTACCTCTGCCGGTTTTCGCCGGGCGGCACCGCCCAGCACCACGTGCCACGCACTTCCGATCCGTCCGGCCACCGCCAGCGCGCCCGGAGGACGTGACGGCTACCCTCAGGCCGATGGCGGATGACCACCCGCTCGGCCACCAGCCGCCCGCCGGCGGCCGTGTGGCGGGCATGGGCGGCGGTGGCGGCCGCCGGCCAGCCCGGCAGGGGCTTCATGCCGCCCTCCGGCGGCGCACTTCGACGCCGAGCTGTCCGATGATCGCATCCAGCTCAGACGCCCCCATCCGGCGGATGTCGACCTCCGCCGCGAGCTGCCCGCCCCGCCGCAGCTGGGCCTCGATCACCGCCCGGCGCGCGGCCAGCGGCCCCGCATCGGCCGGCGGCCAGTCGACCCCGCCCTCGCGCGCGATCCAGAACTTCAGGGCCTCGATCACCTTCGCGAGCGTGGCCGGGTCGACCCAGTTCATGGCGCTGATACCCGTCTGCCGCTCGATCCACTCCCCCAGGCCCGTCTCCGACGGGTCATAGGTGATGCCGAGATTGTGCGCGGATACCCACAGGGCCCGGATCTTGCGGGCCTGCGCCGACCCGGCCGGGCGTCGATCGCCCTTGCGCCGGCGCGACTTCGGCACCCACCCGGCCGCCCGCAGCGCATCGAGCACCCGCCCGAGGTCGGCAGCCGACGCACCCGCGGCCGAGCGGCTGCCGATGGTCCGGACGTAGACGTCGCGCAGGCCATCGTCCGAGAGCCCCAGCTCCCGGGCGGCGGCACGGACGGTCCGAAGCCGCAGCGTCCTGTCATCCATGGCGGGCCTCCTTCAGGGCCGCATCTACGGCGGCCCTCAAATCGGGGGTGTTCAGCTCGGCGATTTCGTCGGCCGGCAAATCGTCCGGCACGTCGATCACGACCGAAACTGCCAGAGGACCCTCGGAGAGGATCTGCCACCCGGCCTCCAGATAGGCCTCAAGGGCCCCGTAGGGGATCGTGGTGACATAGCGGGGCAGGTCAGCCATGGGTCGCCTCCCCGATCACGGCCAGCAGCTGAGCCCGCGCCAGCCGCCGGCGGCGCTGCGCCGCGGCGCAGACGTCGCGGGCGTGGCGGGCGGCGGCGCGGGCGGCATCCCAGGCGACCTCGGCGTCCAGCGCCTGGGCCTGGGCGGCCAGATCGAGGTCGTCGACCACCTGATCGAGGTCGTCGGCCGCGCGGGCCAGGATCGTCTGATAGCTGGCGTTCATTCCTGTTCCCCTCCAATTCCAATGTCTTGCCCCATCGCCCGCCTGTGCAGGAGGTCGCCCAGCTCGGCGTGCGCCTTCGCCTCCGCGGCCCGCGCCAAGGAGGCCGTGTCCCGCAGGTGCCCGGCGAGCCCGGTGATGACGCTGCCGAGCCGTTCGGCCGCCGCCGCCCGTTCGGCGGCCCTGAACATGTCGGCCGCGACGTGCGCGATCGCGTCATAGGGGCCATGCACGGCCCGCTCCTCGTCGCCCTGGGTCAGCTCGCGCAGGCTGCGCTCGGTATCGCGAATCAGCCACGCCATGCCGCTGATCAGCAGCTGCTGGTTCGAGGGTGCGCCTCCGGCGGCGGCGTGCATGGCTGCCGTCGCCGCCTTGAGGTCGTCGCACACCTTCAGCAGCTCGTCCTTGTAGGTCGTGTGTCTGGCCTGGGTCATGACAGCGGCATCCCGAGCGCGCGCTTGTAGACGTCGAGCAGGTCGTCCTGCTCCGCCACGTCCTGCGGCTCCATCCTGCGCAGCTTGATCAGCTGCCGCATGACCTTCGTATCGAAGCCGTTGCCCTTGGCTTCGGCGAACACCTCGCGGATGTTCGCGGCGATGCCGGCCTTCTCTTCCTCCAGCCGCTCGATCCGCTCGATATACGAGCGCAGCACGTCGGCCGAGATACCTGCGACCTCGGTCATGGCGTCACCATCTTGTCGATGTTGTGGGGTTCGACCTTAAAAGTCAGGGCGACCACCCAGGGGTTGGCTGCCCAGCTGGCAGGGCCAGACTTGCCGTGGGTGCGGACCCAGGCCCAGGCATAGGCAGCCGTAGGCATTGCGAGCCAGTGCCTCGTGTCACGATCGAGCCCATACACGCATATGCCACTCGGGTGCCGTCCGTGCTGGATGCCCTCGGCGAGGATGTCCGTCACCTCGATATCCCAGAGGCGGCAGGCGCCGCCTGCATCAGGATGAAGGCGTATCTCGCGCACGCGAGCGGAGATGCATAGGCGTAGGTGACGACCCGCGGCGGATTCGTGGGGCGCGGGTCAAGACCGCAGATAAACAGGTCCCCGGAGGTTGATTTTGCGAGGCGGTGGGCCCGCTTGAACGCGTCGCGGGCGTCGCCGTAGGGATCATTCTTCGTGGTCATAGGTCGTACCCTTTGAGGTATGCGAGCCGCGCCACCGCGGCCCTCAGTGGTGTCGGCATCCATGCCCGGCCTGCCTGCCAGATCAGCAGGTCCAGCACCTCCCGCTCGGCCGCCGCGATCGCGTCATCGGTGACGCGGGCCGCCGGCTCGGGTGCCGGGCGGGCGGCTTCCAGGGCCGCGAGACGCTGCTCAATGGCTTCCAGGCGGGCGGGATCGGACATGGGCGCCTCTGCCGGTTACAGCCGCCGCAGCGGGATGACCTTTCCCATCCCGGCCGCGGCCCTCTCGCGCGCGACCCGCGCCGCGAGATCGATCTCCATCTCGCGCACCCGCGCGGCGATGCAGAGGAGGAGGGCCACCACCTGTTCCCATTCGTGGGGCGGGATCGTGGGGGCGGCCTTGTCGAGCCGCGAGACCAGCTCGCGGATTTCGGTAGAGGGGGTCATTTGCTTCCTCCCGATTGGGCGACCCCGTACAGGCACGTCTTGCAGGCGCGCCACGTCTGGATCGCGAGGTGTGAACTGGTCGGCGGCCGCGGATCCGTCCGGATCCGACGGCACCGCGTTTCGTCAATGCGCCCCAGGACGGGGCAGTCGACGGCCTGGATGATCAGGCCGCGCACAGCCGCCTCGACCCGCGCGTAAGAGCCGTCATAGGTCCGGCGCAGAACCCGGTGGACGACCATCGGGTCGTATCGGATCTGGTAGGCCACGGCGTTCGCGGTCTTGGTCTGCGCGGCATAGGCCAGAGCCCGCACCCAATCCGGCAAGTCGTGCCCCCATGCCGCCATCGCCGTGCCGACATGGTCGGTGCCGGGCTGCGGGGTACCCTTCTTCGGGCCGCGCTTACCCAAGGGGCACCTCCCGCGCGGGGGCGACGCCCACCGCCCGGCCGGTGTTCGGGTCGATCACGGCCCTGACGTCGACAACCACCGGCGCCCGCGGCCCGGTCACAGCGCCGGGCAGCAGCACATAGACTGCCTGCGCCCCGCTGCCCCGCTTCGCAGCCAGACCGGCCGCGGTCAGCGCGACGCAATAGGCCTGCGCGGCGCGGAGGGTGACGGGGGCGGCTTCCGTGCTCGCCCAGATCGCCAGATCGCGCGTCGTGACGGCCTTGGTCATCTGCAACGTCCGCCACATGTTCGCGCGAGCTGCCGACGGCGGCTGCACAGTCCCGTCCGGGCGGACCGCCGGCGCCGCCGGCGACAGCTCAGCGGCTTCAGGGGCCCCGTAGACCACCGCGGTCCCGTCGCGGCGCAGCTCACGCAGGATGCCGGCCTTTGCCAGCCGGCGCAGGTAGACCTGCGCCGTCGACCGGCTGCCGCCGTCGCCCCCGGCGATCGCGTTGACCGTGATGTCGCCGCCTTCGGCGATCACGCCCAGGATCCGCCGCCAGAGGGCCTGGTGCCGGGGGTTGGCGCCACCCTGTTCGGGCAGCGTTGCCGGGATCTGGACGATCTGGGCGGGGGAGGCCTTCTTTTTGGCCATGTCAGATCCTCCGCACCTTACTCGGCGCCGCGTCCCACAACGGCCGATCGCCCCATGCAGCCGCGTCAACGACACTCAGGCCTTCGGCTTCCGCCCAATCACGCACTGCATCTACGCCGACGCAGATCCGCCTGACCCGACCGCCGGCCCTGGCCGCGATCAAATCGGTCAGATCGCGGGTGATGGTCACACCACACGTGTCGGTGACATAGAGTTTGGCCAGCACGGCGGCGTCATCAGCCGTGGCTGGCTGCGCAGCCACCCACGCGAGCACCCGGTTATGCAGCCGCTCATTGCGCCGCATCGCCTGCGGCAGGAGTTCCTCGCCAATGAGCACGATCGGGACCCCGGTCTTGTTGTGGATGTCCCGGATCGCCTCGTCATAACCCTTGGCGACGGCGTGGTCGGCTTCGTCGATGATCAGCAGCGTCGGGGCCGCGGCCAGGGCCTCGATCACCGACTGATGGAGGTCGGCCGTGGTGCCGCGGGCGGGGGCGCCCACAAGCCGGGCGAGGTGCGCCAGGAACGTCTTGGTGGTCCACAGGCGGCCGAGCTCAAGGTAGTGAGCCCCGCACTCGTTCGCACCGTAGACAGCCGATTGCGTCTTCCCGAAACCCGACGGCCCGAAAAACACCCCGATCCCCGGCAAGTGAGCGCGGCGGGTGAGAAGGCGGCTGACGAGCAACCGGAAGGTGGCGACATTGTCAAGAGGCGCAACTGTATGCATTCGTTAATCTCCAAAATAAGTACTAATGGTTGTCTCTGCGGCCACAGCCCTGCCGTCAGCCCGGGTCCCGGGCAGGCAGGTGTCAAATTCAGCGCCGCGAGAAGCGGGCGACGCCGGCCTCCATCATCGCGATATCCCTCACCTCGGTGGCGATGGCGGCGTTGATCGCCTCAATCTCAGTCAGGGCCGCCACCATTTCGGTCAACGACCACGTCACCACCGGGGCCGCCTCGGCCTCGATATCGGTCCAGTCCACCGGGGCCAAGGTATAGATGTGCCCGCCTTCGGCACGCGCTTCCGCGTGTGTGGTGATCCGGATAATCGACAGACCGAGCCGGTCGGCGCGGGAGCGCAAATTATTGATTTTGTTCATCGATCCTCCTTCAGCGCGCGAGGATAGCGGCGCGCTGTTCCTCAAGGTCCCGCCGCACCCGGTATTCCGGGCGGGTCTGGTATTTCGCAAGCCACGTGACCTCGCTCTCGGTCACGCTCTCGCCGGCATCCACGCGCCGCTCGATTTCGCGGGCGCGGGCGTACCGCACCTCAGCCTCGGTCGCCGCGGCCGGCGCCGAGGCACCCGGCCGGATCTCGACCACCTGCGCCGACCGCTGCCATTCGGCCGCGGCTGCCGACAGCCCCGAGGCGACCTCTTGCGGTTTCCGCACCGGGGCCGCCGGCTGCGGGATGCTGGTGATCTTCGGCATCCCGGGTTCAGCCGGCGCCGGGGTGACGTCGATCACCCGACTGACGCCCAGCCTCTCGACCTCGATATCCTCAAGCCGCTGCTCCAAGAGAGCCGACCGCCTCTGCGCCCGCTGGTCGCGCGCGTGCTGGATTTTGCTCTCGGGCATATCGGGGATCACGTTGGCGTCCCGCTGGGCCACGCAGATCAGGCGCCCAGCCCCGTCCCGCACCCACACGCGGTCACCGTCGTGAATGGAGTAACCCACCCGCACCGACTGCCCGGTGTAGGGCACCAGGGCATGGTCGTAGTACCGCCCCCAGGGCAGACGCACTTCACCGCGCACGGTGCGGCGGATTTCGTAGGGGCGAAACAGGTCCTCGACGAGATCAGCCGGCAGATCCGACGGCCGCCAGCCGTTTTCGATCGCCTCGCGCATGGCTTCGGTGGGGGTCTGGTGGCGGGTGCGGCCAGTTTCGGCGTCGCGGATCCGCTTCAGGGCGCTGTGCGGCCTGTTGTTATAAGCGTCGACCGCTGCCCGCCAGTGATCGAGCGCTTCCTGCCACGACAGCAGCAGGCGTGATGCCCCGCGGGTCTTGATATCCCGCTCAACTCGCTGTTCGACGCGCTTGACGATATCCCGGTCGGCGCGGCGACCAACATAGGTCGGCAGCGAGCGCTCCGCGGGCCCCCAAATAGTCGCCTGCGCCCTCTCGATCTTGCCCCGCGCCTGAGCCCGCCCGCCGATTGACCGTTCCGGCTTCGTGCCGCACCGACTGAAGAGGCCGACGACCTCATCGTCGAAAAACCAGTTCTCGAACCCGGCCCCATGATCTGTGTAGGTCATGGCCATGACGCCCCACCTCTCAACGGAGTGCCGAAAAGCGTCCATCACTACCCAGGTGCTCTCGGCGAGCCCGGCCGACCAACCAACGCAGTAGCGGGTCGCGACATCCACGAAAGAGACCAGCTCGGCCTTGAAGGGGTTGCCCGTGACGGGATGCTGGACCTTCGCCTTGTACGCGTGCCCGTCACCGGTGCAGAGATCCATCGGCCACAGCCCGGCACTGGATCGCCGCTTGTGCCCCTGGAGGGCCAGCATCGCCGACGGGCCGATCCGCCCCTTCTCCCTCACCTGTGGCGGCAAGCTGGCGAGATAGGTCCGCGCCTGACTGTAGGTCGGCGCCGACACCCCCTCCGGCAGGCGGGACGGCAGATCCCGGACGATCTCACTCACCGTCGAATGCGGCCGCTCCCTATATATACTGAGTAGGTACGACGCCCACGCCGGCTCCGGCGCCGGCGGCGGGGCCTTCGGCAACAACCCGACCCACCCCGCCTCGCGCGCCTGCGCCCGCCACCGCTTGACCGTCCGCTCCGACAACGTGCGCCCGCCACCTTCCGCCGATCGCGCGTTCGCCATCGGCACCAGCCGCGCCAACTGCTCGCCCAGCGACCCATCGGCCGCGGCCGAAACCAGCGCCCGGATCGCCCGGTCGGACCCGTGCACCTCGGCCAACCGATCGACCTCCGCCAGCAGCGCCGCCCGCGCATCCGCCGCCCGCCGCTGCCAGTCCGCGGCCTTCACCGCGGGGGTGGGGGTGGGGGCGACCTCTGGCAGTTTTTCGGGCTCGACCGCGGTGGCCTGGTTCTCGGGCTGGGGCTGGGTGGCCAGCTCGCGGCGGGCGAGTTCATCGCGGGCCTCGGCCGGCAGACCGCTGGCTGCGAATTCCCACCCACCGCCGGACGCTTCGCGTCGACGACGCGGCGCCCCCTCTCGCATCAGTCGGCGCCGCATGCCGCTTTCGTCGTGGGGCATGCCCGACAACCGATCAGCTGCCCACGCTGCTGCTGTTTTCCAGACTTCAGCCATTTCGCGCCGCCCTCCGCGACGCTTCCCGCAGGAAATCCGCAGCCTCCCTCGGCAACATCCGCTGCACCCGCGCACGCCTTTCCCGCAGGGCCCTTTCCTCAAGCTCGATCGCGGCCAGCTCTGCGATCGCGGCTGCCTCGTGCGGGACGGCACGATAGCCGGCGGCCTCATTGATCAGATGCAGGCATCGCGCATCACCGGTGACGCGGACCAGCGCCGGCAGCGCCTCCGCCGGCAGGCGCCACTCGGCCGCGGAAGGGGCACAGTACCTGTCCAGCATCGCCTTCGAGATCTCGCGCTCCGGATCAAGCCGACCCATTTCAGCGGCGATGTCGTGTCGGTCCAGGCCCAGCCGCTCGCGAGCGAGCGCAAGCGTCTCGACCAGGGATTCACGCAGTCGGAGGCCGAAGCCGGGCAGTGGCACCTCCGCCGGAGCGTCGAAGAAACTCCCCTGTCCTGGCGCGCAGGTTGTCGGTGAGGGGCGCTTTTTAGCCATGCCTCCCTCCGTCAATTGCGATCCAAAGATTTGCGGGCGCCATAGCTATGCAACCTTGCGTTTTTGACAATGACGCACTGCGGGGCGATCGATAGCATTTGTCCTGCGCCCCTTCGGCTCGTTCCTCCGGCTGCCGTCCGCCCGAAACCTCTCGGGCCAGATCTGCCGGGGAGAGAGCCCCAGGTACTCAGCGATAACCAGCTCGCCATCGAGATCCGGGTGTCGCAGCGCGTGCCTACATGCGTATTCCGGCAAGCCGTTCAGACGGGCCAGCTCTGCCAGGGTCATTCCCTGCATGCGCACGGCCGCCTTGATCTGCTCTGGATGCCAAACATCAGCGCTTGGACGCTTTGGCGGTGACGACGCCATGCGGTATCCTCGTCGCTTGGCCGTAACCGGCCTACTTTTAGGGGGTTGTCTGTTGTGTTCGCAACAATGATGCCGACAAAAAGTCGGATGATCAACGACAAAAGATCGAGTCCCGACCTGAATCCCGACCTAAAAATCGTCGATAAGGCGATTTTCGTCGATGAACCATGGTTTTATGTCAGGGTGGGCAGCGGATATGGCGACTGATAAGTCAGTCCCGGGCTGGTCCGACGGGCACAGGACTCGATTCAGACAGATACTCGATACGATCGGGGGGCTCGCACCGGCAGCAGCCATCGCGTCGGTGACGCCCGAACAGATAGCGCGGTGGAGAGATGGCCGCGCCCGACCGCCATTCCTGGCAATGGTTCAGCTGGCCAGCGCCGCTGGTGTCAGCCTCGACTGGCTGGCAACCGGCGCCTCTGCCAGTTCGCAGCCGCCTTCCGATGCCAAACAGCAGGTCGAGCCCGTCGACCCTCAGCTTATGGGGACTATCGTTGACGCCGTCCGCGCCCTCTACAAGGGCGAAGGCGCAGCCATCCCGGACCGGACGCTAGGCGAGGAGGCAGCCCGGATCTACGGCGCGCTGGCCCCCACAAGGCACGACGTCTCGGCAACCCTGATTGCCTTGGGGGAGATCCTGGCCGATCGGCGCCGGCGCCTTCGCGAGAGCGCAGCAACCCCTGACCGCAGCAAACGCCCGGCCTGAAGCTCGTCCGTTTCGATAAAGATCCCCCGATCACACAACCCGGCCCTCCTTCGCCGGATCGCGCGCTTTTCCGTCCCGTAACAATCGTCACCGGTGATTTCGACGTACCAGTTCTTAATGATTGATTAATACGGGCCGACGTATTCGCGTCACGCGGTCGAATGCAGCCACGAGTTGCCGGCGGGACTGGGCGTCACGCCCAACGGCTGCATTCCTCAAGGTGACAAACCTCGCCACAATCGGCCGCCCACCCCTTCGGCGCGGACGCCGGGCATGACAAAGGGGCCGCAAATCGCTCTGCGGCCCCCGAAACCCGGTTTATCTCGTCGATTCAGCGCCCTATCCGGCCTCGTCCAGCCTGATCCAGGGTAATCCCGGGTGCCAAACCTTCCCGTTCCTCACAGGCGGGTTCAGCTTCTCGCCCAATCCGCGCTTCCGCAGCCCCGATCTGCCCGATGCCGAAATCATGACCGAGGCACATATCACCATGGGCCGCACCGCCGAAAACGTGGCCGCGCGCTATGGCATCGACCGCGCGACGCAGGAAGGCTTCGCGCTCCGCTCCCAGCAGAAGGCGCGTGATGCCCAGGCGGCCGGCCGGCTCGCCGACGAGATCGTGGCGGTGCACACGCCCGACGGCGTGGTCGATGCCGATGGCTGCCTGCGCCCCGGTACCACGCTCGAAGGCCTGGCCGGGCTGAAGCCCGCCTTCGGTGCCGACGGCACGGTGACCGCGGGAACGGCCTCGCCGCTGACCGATGGCGCCGTGGCGGTTCTCGTCACCTCCGAAGACTTCGCCCGCGCCCACGGCCTGCCGATCATGGCGGTGGTCCGCGCCACCGCGATTGCCGGCTGCCCGCCCGAGATCATGGGCATCGGCCCGGTGCCGGCCAGCCGCAAGGCGCTTGCCCGTGCCGGCATCGGGGTCGGCGATCTGAGCGTGGTGGAGATCAACGAGGCCTTCGCCAGCCAGGCGGTCGCCTGCCTGCGCGCGCTGGAAATCCCCGAGGACATCGTGAACCCGGATGGCGGCGCCATAGCACTCGGCCATCCGCTGGGGGCCACCGGCGCGCGGATCACCGCCAAGGCGGCACAGCAGCTGGTGCGGGGCGGCGGCCGCTTCGCGCTCGCCACCCAGTGCATCGGCGGCGGTCAGGGCATCGCCACGATCCTCGAAGCCGTCTGATCGGCGGATCTGCGGTCAAAGGCCGCCCAGACGCCATCCGGCCCGTCCCAGGCGCCGCGGGTGGCGCCCTTGGAATACTCGGTCGCGCGCTGTTCGAAGAAATTGGCGTGCTCAACCCCGTTCAGGATCTCGACCAGCCAGGGCAGCGGATGCGGCACCAGCGCCCGCGCGCCCTGGTCGGGGTCCGAGAAACAGCCATGGACCGGGGTCAGGCCCAGCTGGGTCAGCCGCCAGTCGGCGATGTAGCGGACATAGGCCTTCACCTCGTCCGGCCGCAGCCCCTCCACCGGCCCCAACTCGAAGGCGAGATCGATGAACCGGTCTTCAAGACCGACCATCGTTTTCGCCACATCGGTGATGTCGTCGCGCACCGCCCGGGTGACCACGCCGGTCTCGCGGTGCCATTCATGGAACAGGCGGATGATGCCTTCGCAATGCAGGCTTTCGTCCCGGACCGACCAGCTGACGATCTGGCCCATGCCGTTCATCTTGTTGTGGCGCGGGAAGTTGAGCAGCATTGCGAAGCTTGCGAACAGCGCCATGCCTTCGGTGAAGGCGCCGAACATGGCCAGCGTACGCGCCACATCGGCCACCGTGCCGGTACCGAAGCTGTGCATGTAATCGGCCTTGGCGCGCATGTCGGCATAGTCGTGGAAGGCTTCGAATTCGGCCTTGGGCATGCCCAGCGTCTTCAGCAGCAGCGCATAGGCATCGATATGGACCGTCTCCATGTTCGAGAAGGCGGCCATCATCATCTGGATTTCGAGCGGCTGGAACAGCGGCAGATAGCGCTTCAGATAATTGTCGCCGACCTCGATGTCCGACTGGGTGAAGAAGCGGAAGATCTGGGTCAGCAGGCCGCGATCGGCATCGCTCAGCCGGTCGGATGTCCAGTCCTTGACGTCGCCGCCGAGCGGCACCTCTTCGCCCATCCAGTGGATCTGCTGCTGCCGCTTCCAGAAGGCATAGGCCCAGGGGTAGCGCTCCACGTCATAACTGCCGGTAGCCGTCAGCAGCCCGACCCGGCCGGTGCCGACCAGGGTCATCGGGTCGAGATCGCCGGCGATCACGCGCCTCACTGACATGCCAGGCACTCCTCGTAATCGGTGCGTGCGGTCGCAGCCAGGCCGGCCGCGGTGCGCGTGCCGCCGGCAAAGCCCGCCCGCTGGATGGATTTGGACCGACAGTAATAAAGGCTCTTCACCCCCCGCTCCCAGGCGGTCCAGTGCAGCATGTGCAGGTCCCATTTATCGATATCGGCCGGCAGATACAGGTTCAGCGACTGGCTCTGGCACAGGAAGGGCGCACGATCGGCCGCCAGTTCCACGATCCAGCGCTGATCGATCTCGAAGGCGGTGCGGAACACCGTCTTCTCGTCCTCCGTCAGCCCGTCCAGATGCTGCACCGAGCCCTCATGCTCGACGATCGACTGCCAGATTTCGGGCCGGTCGAGGCCGCGTTCGGCCAGCAGCCGGGCCAGATGCGGGTTGCGTACCGGGAAGGCGCCCGACAGGGTCTTGTGGGTGTAGATATTGGCGGGGATCGGCTCGATACAGGCGCTCGTGCCGCCGCAGATGATGCTGATCGAGGCCGTGGGCGCGATGGCGAGCTTGTGGCTGAACCGCGCCTGCATGCCGGCCTCGGCCGCATCCGGGCAGGGGCCGCGCTCCTCGGCCAGGAACACCGAGGCGCGGTCGGCTTCCTGGCGCAGCCTGCGGAAGATCGCGAGGTTCCAGGCCTTGGCCATCGCGCTCTCGAACGGGATGCCGCGCGCCTGCAGGAAGGCGTGAAAACCCATCACGCCCAGCCCGACCGAGCGTTCGCGCATCGCCGAATAGCGCGCCCGGGCCATCTCGTCGGGTGCCGTCTCGATGAAGCCGGTCAGCACGTTGTCGAGGAAGCGCAGCACGTCCTCCACGAAGCCCGCCTCGCCCTGCCATTCGTCCCAGGTCTCGATATTGAGCGAGGCGAGGCAGCAGACCGCGGTGCGTTCTTCGTCCAGATGATCGGCGCCGGTCGCAAGCGTGATTTCGCTGCAGAGATTGGAGGTCGAGACCTTGAGCCCCAGCGCCCGCTGATGGCGTGGCAGGGCCCGGTTCACCGTGTCGATGAACAGCAGATAGGGCTCGCCGGTCTGCAGCCGGGTCTCAAGGATCTTCTGCCACAGCCTGCGGGCGTCGATCCGGCGCATCACCGCCCCCGATTTGGGGCTGATCAAGGGGAAATCGACCCCCTCGCGCACGGCCTCCATGAAGGCATCGGTGATCGCGATGCCGTGATGCAGGTTCAGGCCCTTGCGGTTGAAATCGCCCGAGGCCTTGCGGATTTCGAGGAATTCCTCGATCTCCGGATGATGCACGTCCAGATAGACCGCGGCCGATCCGCGGCGCAGCGAGCCCTGCGAGATCGCCAGCGTCAGCCCGTCCATGACATGGATGAAGGGAATGATGCCCGAGGTCTCGCCGCAGCCCTTGACCGGCTCGCCGATCGATCGGACCTCCCCCCAACTAGGTGCCGATGCCGCCGCCATTGGAGGCAAGCGCCACATTCTCGTTCCAGGTCCGCACGATGCCGTCCAGGCTGTCGGGCACCGCGTTCAGGAAGCACGAGATCGGCAGGCCGCGGCTGGTGCCGCCATTGGACAGGATCGGCGTCGCCGGCATGAACCAGAGCCGCGAGATCGCATCATAGATCCGCTGGGCGTGGGGCCGGTCGTCGGCATAGGCGCAGGCGACCCGCGCGAACAGATCCTGATAGCTCTCCCCCGGCATCAGATAGCGATCGCGCAGCGTGGCCTTGCCGAAATCGGTCAGCAGCGCATCACGGCCGCGATCGAGCACCAGATCGGCCGGCACGGGCTTCGGGGCGAGCGGAAACGGGATCGGCGCCTGCGGCCGGCGCGGCGCGCTTTCCAGCGGCACCGGACCTGTCACCGGAACCAGATGGCCGTGCCGGTCGAAGTCGAAGGCGAGAGAGGTCAT